TTCTTTCGAAGAGGATGGTCCTCTGGATAAAACTCGCCTCCTGATGGAAGTTCAACAATATCATTTGCGGCCACAAAAGAAAAATCAGCACCTTGCTGGGCCATTGCAGGTGCTGGTTCCGGGGATGTTTGGGGAACTTCTGGAGCCCCCAAACGGTCTTGATTGTTTCTCATTATACTCCTATGAGGTTAGTAAGTTTTTATCTTGCGGTGCCGAAGCCTCCAATTGGGGCTTCACCAGCATCTCCTCTATCGAAACTAAAGAAATCATACCTTAGTTGAACTTTAATTTCTGACGGATCTTCGCTGTCGTACCCTAGCGCTTGGGAAAACTCAACGTCCTGGATCCATGCGTTCTGAAGCGAGAAAGAAATGTGGCTATTGCCTTCGTGTCCATCTCTACCATTACCTAGGTGCTCAATCTTTATACTTCCGAGAGACTCTACTGAGTCTCCTTTTGTTATTAGTGTACTTTCTGCAGCGTTGCCGTCTGTTGGCGTTTGATAGCCTCCACCAACAAACCTCTCCAAAAGTCTAGCAGAGATGTCGTCGGATATTGAATCAATAATCGTAAAAGAGACAGTGTTATATTCTACAGTACCTGGAAAATAGAATGTATGATTCAAGAACTTATGGGTGCCTTCTTTGACTGAGATTTTTGGTAAATTAACATTTTTTACCACCCACACAGGTATATCTGTTACTCTCAAAATAAATTTAAAGTTTCTGCGGGGCTCGCTTGTGGATGTAGACCAGAATGACATTTATTATTCTCCTTTAATTATAATTAGTATTAGTCATCAAAACTTGCGCCCGATCGGAAGACTTCGAAATCAAGAGCAATAAATTCTATAGTCCTTGTTGGCTTGAGAAGCACTCTGGCGTATAGTATATTTCGATCGATTAGTTCTGAGGTTGTGGTTGTTTCATCGAGAATCAAGCGATAATCTTCCAGCCCAAATTCAGCTTTAACGCTGTCTAGAAGCGGCTTGACTCTGCTTGTGAAATTGTTCCAAGTTGTACGGACATTCGGCTCAAAGAGTATTGAGTTGGCAATTCTTGATATTTCTTTCTTAAGATATATAAGAAGCCGGCGAACATTAACACGATCAAGTGCTGTCCTGCTAGCAAGGAGCGTCTTTTGTCCGAAGATTACAACACCTTCTTGCGGGAATTCAGCTATTGGGTTAACGTTAATTTCATAAAGCTCATCTCGCTCTCTTGATGTTAGTCTCCTAGCAACTCCTGTAGCGGTTATGCCTGAAGACGAGGCTGAAAGACCGCCTCGGTTAAAGCCAGCTGGTGCGAACCATGGTGCCGTAGTACCATCAGTCGAGCCGTAAGCAGCTATGGCCGCTACAGTAGCCGGTACATAGAGCCGGACGCCAGTTGCGCCGTCCGCAATCTGGACCGAAGGGTAGTAAGCAGCTGCATATGAGGTGTTAAAACCACGACTCTTCATGCTGCTAATTGCGCTGGAAACGTTCGGTAATGTAATTCGATCGCCGCCAAGGCTAGGCTGGGTGGTTTGTTCGAACCTGGTCTTTAAATCATGTTCGATATCAATTACAGCTAGTGTATCTCTTCTATCTTCTGCCATATCGATAAGATAGTCAGTAATACCGGTAGTGTATATACCCGGTACAGCACAAACATTGTGTTCTATAACTTCGGGGTCTCTAATTGTATCAATTGCTTTTCTTAGAGAATAGTATTCATATGAGCTACCATCGTCCTTGTTTTCTAGCAGCCTGTTGGCAAAGGGCTCCGGCTCTGTGATGTCAAAGCCGTCAGTTCCACACGCCAATGGCATTGTGAAAGAGTTGATGCCGGCGGCAAGCAAGGTATCAAAATCGCTGGTTCCCCTAAGCGATATTGCTGACGCTCTAGAGCCTGAAACATATACCGGCGCTGTTGTTGAGCCGCTTATGTCATCTAGCGAGAAGATAAAGGAATATTCAGTATCTTCGGTTGAAGATGCAACATGAGCATCGGTGACGTCGCTTGAGAGCCTAACAAGGTAGTCTGAATATCCATTATCCCGTCGCCCTAGGGTCCCTTCAGATTTCACGCCGTAGGCTGCCCTTGTGATTGTGGAGACCCCATCGGATCCGGATTGCCTCAGAACCATCTTCGGGAACGAAATTGATGACGTGAAATCATTTACTAGTATTTCACCACCACTGGAATATGAAGCTGTTGTTAGGGTGCCTGCAGGCAGGAAGTTGGTCCCGTCAATTGTTCTAGTATTAGATGAGGCACCGGCGAGGGCAGTGGCTTCACCTACATATCTAAGTGGCCCATAAAATCCGGCCGGTAGAAGCGCAGGGTTTGTTGTTGCATTATCAACCTCATCGATCATTTCCACACGAATAAACTTTGAAACATTCTCATAGGTACCATAGGTATTATAAAGTTTTTCGTTTGAATCCCATTCATAATACTGATCGCCAATTCTTCTAGCAATATAATCAGTTGAGTTTGGATTTAGGGTAAGACCGGTGAATTGTTCTAAAATTGCCGGCTTATTGTCTGTATCGGAAGCTTCTCGAACCAACACATCAAAGAACCCATATGGATCAACAGTTGGGTTGGTCGGTGCTGTGATATTAGCTATAGAGATTTTAAGGTTCCTGTTGTCCCATTCGCCTCTGACGTCAGTTGATACAAAACGGAAAAGCTTTTGCATTGAAGCTGGGTTGTAGTTTGAAATGTCAGTTGTTAGGTCTTGAGCCAGAACATATCCCGTTTTAGCCGGCGAGGCTTTTGACTCTCGCTTTGAGTGATCTTCTGTTCCAGATTGGAGAGAAGCTCTAAACATCCAAGCAACATTAGTTCCGCCGACACTGGTTGGTGCGCCAGATCTGCTTCCAACTACCTGCTCTGCAATTGAGCTTTCAAACGTCTCTCCTAGGAAGTAGTTAAGAGCACCTGTTGGGTAAAGGTCATCGTTGGTAAAGTGTGGGTTTGTGTTTAAGACATTTCGGATATATAAGTCTGAATTTGGATTTAAATTAAACGTTGCGGTTAAGTGGTTTTGGAGGCTTGAAGACACAATTAACGTATAGGTCATGTCTGAAGCCGTAGCTACGTCGGACTGAAACATCTGATAGTCTGTATTTGAACTATCTTGGTTATTCTGACCACTGACTAAGTACACATCAGCATCGGTGTCACAATAAACTATAGCGCCTAGAGAAGCAGTAACGTTATCTATTCCGCCAGAACCGGAAATGGAATTAGCAAAAAAGAGCCCAACTGCTTTATCAAAGTCCCACCCAGGTTCGCCACTATCGGTTACTAAAACACCTGCCGGCGCCTCATCGCCAACCAAGCGAACAAAGGTTATGGGTCCATTATTGCGAAGATATGCCTCGGCAGCATAGAGTCCATGTGTTGGTGCGGCGAGGTTTCCGTTTCGCCAGACGTCTCCAGTTCGACCGCCGGGGCTGGGCTGGCCAAAGAGAGCATAAAGTTCATTGATTGATTCTACCCTTGTTGGTACCAGACCTGGTCCTTTGGGCGCTCGGCCAATAACTGCCGGTCCAATAACGGGTGCGGCGGCGGGAGCTCCCGATCGATCAATTTCTGCTACCTGAACTCCAGGTGATACAAAATTAAATTTTTCTACTGCCATTGCTTAAAACTCCTTAGTTAACTATAGTTATAGTTCAATAATAAATAGTTGAAAAAATCCTAAAAACACTTACAAGTCAAAAATAATCGTTTCTTTTGGAAATTTGTACTCTACAATGCTTTCCCTGATTATTATTTTTGGCTTTTCTTCGTTGACATATTCGCCAAATAAATAAGCAATTAAATTAAAAGAGATTTTTGCTTCCAACTTTCTTTGTTCTTCGCCTAAATTTGCTGAGTTGTCTGAGATGTTGTAATTTGAGTCCATAAACAACTCATAGCGGTGAAAGTTGTTCTCCACCACCTCATAGTTTATGTTTCCGGTTCGAACCATAAAAGGCTGAATCATTTCATTCATTTGCTGGGTGTATAACGAGGTAAGGGTTACTTCATAAGTTGGGTTGATGTGCACCACTTGAGGTATGCCAATAAAGTCATAAACAACTTTTGTC